TCACTAATTAAGCTCTTAAGCCTTTCCAATTCTTCGTTCAAGTAAATACGAAGTTCGAACCCGTCATCTGCAAAGCTTGTAATGTATTGATTAAGAAGATCTTTCTGTTCCTTAAGAAGAGTGGTGTACTTCTCGTTAAACTTCTTAATAAAGGAGTTGTAAGTTAGATTGTCTAGGGACTCCATTTTATTAGACTCAGTAAGTGTCTGTTCAGCACTCATCGCATCAACGATCGCCTGCTCAAAAAGAACCTTACTCTTCATAGGGGTCTTGGTGTTAAAGATGGCGCTTACTGAAGCAAGGGACTTAAAGTTTGGTACAAAGTTAGACCAAACATCCTGACCCAGCTGTTTATTGATGGCCGCAATCATTCGGGACTGCGCATCAAAAATCTCTGTGGAGTCCAGCTTGGAGTAAGCTGACTTTGTCTCTTGCATAATTCTCTCGGCAAGATTCTCGTGAATGTTTCTTGTTTCAAGCAAGTGCTTGTAAAGAGAAAGCTCCTCAGCTAAGATTGTGTTGCCACCAAAGCCTTCTTTGATGATCGTAAGGACAGTTGTTTTTCTGCTGCTGTTCTTGTCAACGATTGCCTTTGTTAGCTCTCTTGAAAGCGTTTCGTAAATGAAAGCTGTGTTTCTTTTTTTATTATGCTTCATCTTTCTCTTCCTCTTTGCTCTCCATTTGCTCCACTAACATACGAACCTTGTTGGTGTTTTCAAAAAGTGTGCGCTCGTCTTTAGTATAAGTAGGTTTAAGATTCTCTTCTAGACCAACTAGTGCTCTCATATCAGGAACTCCTACCTTACCGGGATGTACGGTTCTGGAGGTCGTTCCCATCTCTGGGCCGCGGACCATTCGCTTGATTTCGCGCTTCATTGGTCCTTGTGAATGTCTTGTTGAAGAGCCTCTTCTTTTGTCTACATCAACAGGCTTATACGGCGCTCCCTGATGTTTTGTAGGCTTGTCCTCCCGTCTACCCGGGGTTGCCAATAGAACGTCATCCTCGCCGCCTCCAGCAGCATCTGCACCACCTTCATCACCACCGAGATCCAAGTCGCCGCCGAGATCACCACCAAGGTCGCCACCCAAGTCACCTCCGAGGTCTCCACCAAGCCCGCCGCCTTCTTCGCCGCCAAGCTCTGCGCCCTCATCGACAACTGTTTCAAGAGCCTGCTGATATTTGCGATCATAAAAAGTTTCGCGCTGGTTGCGAAGGAACTCGGAATCGGACATGCCAAGAATGTTGGCTGCGACCCAACGCTTTGAGAATGTGCCTTCTGGAACTGATGTAGCAGTTTCAAACTTTGTCTTCATGTACTCAAGCTGCTGTAGTTCGGCAAGGCGCGAAGGATTATTCAAAGTAATCTTAAATCCTAAAAGGTCTTGACCTCTGAAGCCTAATGTGTAAAGATGCACTATCGCCATCTTCTCCAACTCGGAAACCAACGATCTTTGAAGTCTATGAATAGTTCTTGCGAAACGGATATCCTTCTGTGCTAGGGTAGTNTTATCTTCTGTNCCNCCTTCAAGGTTGGTAAGATANGACTGTGGGATCTTGATTGCTGCGAATAACTTATCACGAAGATANTTAACATCCTCAATGTCGTCCAAAGACTTGGCGCCAGGGAGCGATGTAATTTCCGATCCAACGCCACCACGCATCGGAATAAAGTAATCTTCTTCAAGTGATAAAGGATTGTAGCGAAGATCCACGCGTCCAGTTGTGGCATTTACAAGAGAGTTACGCTTCATTTCCGACTTGACTTTTTCCATATATTGTGGTATGTCTTGTGGCGGAATGTTGCCAACGTCAATCTTAAACACTCGGCGCTCTGGCGCACGAACAACACGATAAGCAATCATTGCGTCTTCTAGAAGTGTTAGCTGACGCCAGATGCGGCGTGCAGGGTCCAAAACAGATGTGCCGTATGGTGAGTAACGATCGTTGCCCAAAATGCGGAAGTGCGCAACCTGCCAGTTCTCAAAGGTCATACCAGCACCGTTCCACTGATACTGAACGTAGTTAGGGTTTGTTTGGTCCTGTCCTTCGAGTCTTTCGACTTCGTTGTTGGGCATACCAATAAGAGATGTGATGCCTAGCTTCTCATCAATGTCCATGTAAAGAAAGAAGTCACCGTACTTGCACATAGAGCGCGCCCAACCAAAGCAGTTGAACTCAATGTTTAGAACGTCGTAGAATAGAGACTCAAGGATAGTCTTGATTTCGTGGTTGAGACAATCAATGTTTAGAAGACGATCATACTCGTTTGATGTTGTCATCTCATCGGCATAGATATCTAGCGCGGTAGCAATCTCTGGCATGTATTCCATTTGCTCAAAGTCAATGTAACGTTCTGCTCTATTTTGATTGCGGAATGCGGCTGATGTAAAAAGGTTATAGTTCTGTGAAAGGTTGGAGTCGTGTCTCTTGAACTCCTGACCAGACATGGAACGGAAACGATAACGGTACTTATCTAAATCTGCTCTACGTTCCTGTCGTCCAACTTGTGTACGGTAGTTAACAACTGGGCCAGATAAAAGTCTAGTCAGTCTCTTGAACAGCGGTGACGCTGGATTTCTTGGGTTGTTTTCATTTTTAGCCATGTTCTATTCCTAGCCTTTTATTAATCCTATGTATTGGTGTTGAAAATCGACTGCCTGCTTTGTTCTTTCAGATTCTTTTGTTATCTTGTGTCCCTGCATCCCAGGGATTGTTGTAGAAATAGACGTCTTGGCCGTGCTTATAGCCGACAAGAAAGACTTGCTATATTCAACATTCTTTTGACTTTCAACAATCACTGTATCTCTTACCCAGCATCCAATAGCAAACGACATTGTTAGGTCGTCGTTATAACTTCTCATCGCCTGTGGTCGTCCGTGATGCCAAATAAATGTTTTCATTTCAGAAAGTAAGCGATTAGAGTTAATCGTAATTAGTTTATTTCTCATAAACTCTTCCATTTTCGCAACGATCAATGGTCTTGTTTTGGAAGAAGTTGTGAAACCGGGTATTACGTTTGATTGCCATTGTGCGGTTAGAGGATCAACATATTGGTGATCTCCCTTTGTTGTGTAGTAGAGATTAGGATACCCTTTATCTATTAATTTTTTAAGTACCGCAAAGCCAATATTATTGTTTTCTATCACCAACATAGGGTTGCCATATTCAGCCGCCACGTTAGAAAGAATATCTGCGAAGTCGTCTGGTGTTGGTTTGCCTACATATTCAGCGACTTGTTCAAGATTTTGTAGCTCTATAATGTGAAAAGCGCTGTTGTCTTTGCCATCGCCCCGGGCAACGTCAGCTACAATCAGATATGGAAGCTCTGGGTTGTATTGTTTCCAGATCCAATAGTTTCTATCAAAGCCAGTGCGGTATTCGGGCGCTGTTATTTTTTCAAGATACCACTGAAGATCGTCGGGATGAACAACAGTTTCACCAGAAACGTTGAAGTTACATTCAAGCTCCTGAGCAATCTGTCGCTTGGACATATTTCTGGTTTCTTTTTCAAACCATTTCTTGTCTCGCTCAGGATGAACGTCCCACATGAGAGTGGTCATATGGAAATCGTTGGTCCCAGCTTCTGCTTCAACGCAGTTCTGGTGGAACCAGTTACCCACACCGTTGGGTGTGGATAACGCAATGCATCGACCACCTGTGGATAGTGTAGGGTAAAGTGCTGTCCATAGCTCTTCTAGCTTCTCGACGTGAGCGGCCTCATCGATGATTAGTAACGAAAGTGCTTCAGAACGACCAGCATCGCCAGATGTGGATGAACCCTTAATCTGCGAACCGTTTGATAGCTCAAATGATGTTCTGTTGTCTACAGTAATATCAGCGATTTGCATCCATTTGGGCAGATTCTTGATAATCGCTTTTACTTTTTTAACTAAGTTTGTGGCGGTTTGAAGTTTGGTAGCAACGACAAGAATGTTCTTGTCCTTGTGAAATAACATTAACCATGCCACATACGCAGCACTAATAGTGGAAATGCCCAACTGTCGGGCTTTTAGAATAATGTTAAAACGATAATCGCGGAAGTCTTTTAAGAGATCCTGCTGATAATCGAATGCTTTGAAAGGAATCAGACCTTTCTGCGGGTGCGAGATACGACAGTAACTTGTTGTAAAGTATACCGGATCTTTACCGGCTTTAACAATCTCTTTTAA